GAACAGCACTCCGTAGAGTTCTATTCCGTTTCCAGATTGCTCCATACTATAGAGAGCGTATGCTACAATCGAGCCTCCGATAGTGCGCTTAGCACTCCATCTCTTGAGGTCTCCTTTGCCTTTGAATACTTGGGTTAAATCTAGACCCTTGAGTAGGTTATTTATTAGGGGGTTGTTCATAATTCCATCATTACATTATAAGCCGTGTGTCCTCCGATGACGACTCCGACTCCGATTGCTTGCTTTTTGAAGTTTTTTGCGTAGGCTGCTGCATAGCTTTTAGCGTCTACACCGCATCCGACTTGCATTCCAAAGACCTTGTACTTCTTGCCGACGTAAAAGTGCACATAAGCCTCTGTATGCGTATGCCCACAAACCGACGACATCATATTGTTTCGAGCTTTAGTCTTGGCTTGACCGCCTTCTCCGTGCTCATAGAGGACTCCATCGTACTCGATACTCTCGACCCAATTCCAATTCGTGCCTAAGACTTCGTTGTAGGACTTAATCCACTCTCTAGGGATAGCTGATGAGAACGCTTTGCGCATTATTATTCTATCGTGATTGCCGATACATACGTCAGCCTTAGGAAATGCCTTAGCCCAATCCTCGACCTTCTTGACAGCGAGAGCAAGCTCAAGCCCTCCTGAGTGTCCGTTAGGGTCAGTCTCGTGATATGAGCTGTAATGGTTGTCGATGATGTCTCCGATAAAGATGACTTGATTTAGATTGTGCTTCTTGTAGACGTCCTTACAGAATTTAAGATACCCCTTGAGGCAAAATGGCTCGTGTAGGTCTCCGATTACTAGGATGCGCCTCTCGTCCTTTGTGAGGTGCTTATATGCCTCTAATTTCTGTCCGTTGAGTCTTGGTCTCATATAGGGCTTAATACGTCCATATCAACAGCGGAGTCTTTTCAGGGTCACAATCGACGTGAATGAAGGTGTCGGATATGCCTATACGATTAAAGCCTGCATCGAGGAAGGCTTCGACCATTAAGAATCGGCTGTGCGAATTAGTGCATCGGATGTCTACAGCCCATCCTAAAAGATGAGAGCTGTTTTTAACGCCTCCGACGGCTTTATTGTGCTCTATTGTTCTGAATCCTGACGAGATAATCATAGGACTCCCGTAGATGTCACGAGCTACGTCTAGCCTTTGAAGGACTTCCTCCTCCATCATCTCTCCTGACCCCTCTAAATCGGGGGAGTCAAACTCTTGTATTTTGAACCACTTAAGCTCCATTAGAGTCCCTTCTTTGCTAGTAAGATTTTAAGCTCTTGGATTCCTTCTATGCACTCCTTGACTAATAGCTTAACCTCGTCTCTATCAGCTTCGAGAGAGTATATTCTACCTCTTAATCTTTCGACCTCCTTTGTGAGGGTTACATATACGCCTATCATCGCTCCGAGAATCGGGATGAGGTTGAGGATTATTTGAATCTCGATGTCCATTTTTACTTAGCCAATTTTTAAGGAGTTCGGTGCTTGTTTTTCTATTCACGAGAAGAGATAAGTTTTGAGAGCTGTTGCCTCGCCTCCGCTTATCGTCATTCCGCTTTGATTGTATGTCTCTGTTATCGGTGTCATCTCTCCTGCAGAGTTCGTTGAGTATTCTACGAAGAGGCTTGAGTTATTGCATAGGTAGGTCACTAGTCGCTCTGTGTAGAATTGAGCATTCATCCTCGCTCTTTCGATTTCTCTGTGCAAGTCTTGGGGGGATATTGGAGTCGTATTCTCTGCCGACCTTACTACGAGTCCTCCGTTGTCGATTTTCGTGTAAAGCGAAGGAATCAAGTCGACCATAGTCCACCACGCCACAGCCTTCCTCACATAGTCATCCATCAGGGTCTGATAGTTACCCGTTAAAGAGCCTCCACTCACGTCTGACTTGAGCTTATTTAGAAGGTTAGTGCCTAGATACTGCTGAATGATTTTGTCTTGTACTACGATGACGCTAGGAATCACATAGGAATCCTCGACAGACCCGTTGAGATTCGTGAGTCGTTTGAGGTAGTCAGGGTTAACGAATAAGACTTCTGCTGTTAATGCCATTTGATATTAATTTCTAGGGGTTGTCCAATTTTTAGGCTTCAAAAATCCTCGTTTATCTCCGCCCATATCACGAGGACGCTTTGCAACTTTTGGGTCGTTTGGCTTAAGGGGGGCATAGCCTGCCTCTCTCATTATTTTCTTAGCTTGATTGACTGAGATTTGCTTGTTTCCCTTCCTGAGGTACGTCCTTCTCTCGAAGTAATGTTGGCAACTGCCACCGCCCTTATATAGGAACAAATCGTAGGTCGCAGCTCCATTCTCTCCCCATCCTCTATTAACGGCTTTTTCGCTCGCAAGGTCTATCTGTTCCTTAGCCCAAACCTTATTCCCTGCAGCGACCATTTTTTGACAGAAATCTCTTGACTTGTATTCGTACTTTTTCCCTTTAGTGTTTGTTCCACTTGTACCCGTCTTTTTAGGCATATAAGCATAACGAATTTTGATGAGGTCGTTATCTTGCTCTTTTGAACGTGGAGAGGGGTCGCTCTCAGGGCGTCCTCCTGCAATCACACTTGCAAAGCTCCACATTGCATCCTGAGCCTTCTCTTGTTCATAGTCGACCTTTCTAGAGTCGATAAGTTCCCACTCATCTGACTCATCTTCTCCTGATTCAATCAGGCTGTCGAGTGCTAGATTTAAGTCAAGCACTCCCTCGTCTGATAGCTCTTGCTTACCACAGCAAGGCTTCTCACAGCAATCCTCAGGCTTCTGTTCTAGCTCACAACACTTGTTGCCACAGCACTCATCCTCTTTGAGAGCAGTTTTAGGCTCATCTACGACAATAGGAGTGAGCTGACCTATCTTAACCACATCATCGACCCCCGCTGCTCTAAATAGGCTCTTGAGGGCTTTGTTGACGATTCTTTGGAAGGGTTGGATAACTTGCTTATCGAATAACTGAGAAGCTACGGCAAGCTCTTGAGTATTGCCTAGCTGTCCTGCCGTCTTAACCCCAAACATCGCACTCGAAACGACTCTGTGACCGACCATAATTTTATCCGTTACCTCAGTCGATAAGAATTGATATTGCTTGTCGGCATCACTTAGGGGGAAAGGCTCAAAATCAGGCTTCCTATCAGGTTGGTCTGAGAAGGTTATGATGAACTTTCCTGCATTGGTTGCTCCTGCAAGCTGATTCTCGATGTCTGTCCTGATTCTCGTCCTCTCTTCGGGCGCAGGAGTACCGTTTTTGAAGTGGATAGTAAAGCTAGGGGCTAGTCCGTTCTTGATGTTATTGATGTGATAAGTTCCGATTTCCTTATCTAGCTCAATATATGAGATTGACCCCTGATAGTCGCTTTTGGGGTAGTAGAATGACCCTACCGAGAAGGGCTTAACGTACATAATTTGAGTCGGATGGTCGTTGCAGTCCTCAGGGTCGAAAGCTCGGACGCATTGGGGGTCAATAGATGAGTCAGACCAATCACGAGAATAATAGTAAAAGTCTACCTCCTCTCTGTCGTTTACCTCTCCTGAGCGTACATTCTCAAAGGGTAGGTGTCTAACCTTAGAAATCGTACTTCTGTCGATTGAATAGATGACCTCTAGAGCGAAGCCTCCCTGAATTTTAAGGTCTAGGCAAGCCTTTCTGATTTCATCGTTTAGAGACCACTCCTCAGCCTTCAATAGGGCGTCTACAGAGTCGGTTTTTACTCCATCCCCGAAAATCATATAAGCAATAGACGTACAAAGGGCGTTGTGAGTTGCTGACTTCTGATAGAGGTTGACTAAATACTGAGGATAGAGGTTGTTATCTCCGTAGTTTATCCACCCCTTTCCTGAGGACTTTTCCTCATAAGATTGCTCTTCGTATTGTGAGAGAGTTAGTAGTTCCATTTGTTATTCGTAATATACCACGTTGTCGGGAATAGTGATTGAAGGAATTGTCCACGCCTCATCCCCGATTATCTGCATTATCCCTCTCTGACAGAAGCCCACTACCGAGCTGTCTGTAGGGTCGAGATTAGAAGATGAGGTCTGTCCGTAGATAGTGAAAGTGTAAAAGCCTGAGTCCTCAATTTTGATGCTCCCGTTAACAGCGTCGTCTACATTAGTGCCTATAGTTGCCGATGTATAGCGTGAATTATCTGCTGTAGTGTTCAGAATAAGGCGGAAGGTCTTGTCGGTTGCCATACCCTTAAACTCGATAAGGTACTTAGTGAACGTCGTGAGATATTTCCTCGCTTGGAAGGGGGAAACATAGAGCGTCTGTGAGGCTGTATTTGGTTGAAGTCGAATCATCTTAATCAAATAAGGGGAAGCGTATGCCTCCCCCTATCCTTAATCAGTTAAAAGTGTTTGCTAGGTTTTAGCTCGCTGTGAAAGTCAAGTTTGAGCCACCATTATCCAAGAATGGAGCAGGGATGCTCTCTTCTGCTGTGAACTCGTACTTAAGTCCGTTGAAGTCACCCATTGCAGTTCCTGACTCAACAGACCCTCCTGAGACCTCACAGCCTCTAGTATGACCCATCAAGAAGTAATTATCATTGACGTCTTGAACAACTATCGCTAGGCGTCCCTTTATCATATCTTGGAAAGTCGAGATGTCCGTAGCTACCTCGTTAGGGAATACACAGCTCACAACTTGAGTGTAGAAGATTGTTCCGTTCTCAGTTGACGCATTAAGCGTCTGAGTGAACGTCCCCGTGTTCTTGTGCATATCGTAGTCCTTAAGGATAGTCGCAGCATTTGCGTCAGCAACTGCTCCTGCAGCTACAGCGTTCCACATATTATCAACGAATGATTTAGTCGCATCAGAATTATAAGAGCTAACTACCCAAATCTTTTTAATGCCTCCGAGCGAATCCCTATTT